CGAGGCGCCCCCCGGCGCGATGGATGATCCCGAACCGATGCCCGGCGTAATAGAGGATTTGCGATACGGATTTCATGCTGCGATTTCTCCGGCGAGCTTGGCGTCAAGGTCGGCAATGCGCTGCTCGACGCGGTCCAACGCTTCGATTTCCAGCCGGGTCTGCTCTACGTAGCCGTCAAAAAGCTCGGCAAGGCCGGTAAAGCCGGCGTCACGGAAGCCCTTCGCGCCGACCTCGTAGCGGCGCAATTCGCGGTAAAGCGGCCAACGCGGGTCGGTCGTGCCTGAGACGCGGAGAGCTATGATGTAGGGGTTACTCATGTGCCAAGAAACTCCGGTTCTGTTGTGCTAGTGGCACAACATTGCGCTTGCTCCGGAACTGTGTCAACGATAAATTATGTGCCACTGGCACAATTTGATGCACTTGTCGAACAAACGCTTGCGTGCCATATTTTGCGAAAAGGCAACCAACCGGGGACTGAGCATGAAAACTGAGCGGAAGGATCAGCGCGTTCCGATCATGATGAGCAAGACCATGAAAGAGCGCATTGATGCGTGGCGCAGACCGCGCGGCATCGATGACAGGTCGGAAGCCATCCGCCTGATGATCGAGGAAAAGCTTCAGGCCGAACTGTCGGCGGCGTAGGCTATGGGAAACACCTGCGCCGTCGCGGTCTTCATCGCGGGCTTTCTGATCTCGGCATGGACGGGACACATCGTAGCGGGCAGCGTCTTTGGCATTCCGCTGCTGCTGCTGGCGGTCGTCTACATTATTGGGTGGGCACTGATCATTGTCGGCGTCATGCTGCGCGCAGCGCTTGCCGTCGTAGCCGTTCCATTTGTTCTGGTGACGTGGACGATGGACGTGTTGTTCCAGCCCGATTACGTGACGGTCAATGATCCGCTGTGGGATCGGCTGCGCAGCCTGATGACTGATATACCGCACCGCGCCTGAACGCCGTGGTCCGATAGTCTGCACGTCATCGCGACCGCTGGTCATCAGGCGCGGACCTCTTCCTGCGCCTGAACCGCCGCCGGCTTCTTGAACGGCAGCACACCTTGTCTGCCGATGGCGTCGTTATGCTCGGCAACCAGCGCGTTGCCGAACTCAGCCATCGCCGCGTTCATGAAGCTGATCGGGAACAGCCATACTTGCGTCGGGGAGTGCGGATCGCGCCGAAGCGCTACGCCGGATGTCACGGCCCGGTCCATCAACCGGCGGAACAGAGCGCCTTGCAGTTTCCGCCGGCCCTTCGGGTCAGCCTTGGCGCGGTCCATCGCTTGCCGCACCGACATGTATTCGGCCACGGCCAAGCGATGGTCAGCCATCTTGGAAAGCTCGGTGACTTTCTGCGTCAGCGCCAGCAGTGCGGCTTCGAGCGCGGCAACGTTGGTGGTGTCGTGGCGCGGCGCCGTCCGCCCTTCCATATGCGCGCGGACGACTTCGTTGCACCACATATGAAAATCGTGGTTCAGGTGCTTGGCGTAGGCTAAGGCGACCTGCCAATGCGCCCAAGTGCCGCCGGTTCGCCCGCGCTGCGTCTCGAAAACCTGTGTCGCACACAGGTTTTGTGTTTCCGCGACGAACGCGACGAACGGCGCCCCCTCAAACCGCGCCCAGTTATACGGCTCTTTGTGCTGCGGCGATCCGGCAGCTTTCCACATATCCGTCAGGCACAGGAATTCGTTACGGTCGCGGATAACCGAGCCGTTAAAAGACAGCGTGTTCATGGGTCACCTTCTGAAGAGCGGTTTGATGAACTTCACCGATAGTCTGCACGTCATCGCGACAGCCGGCTTTTGGGCGGGCGCCGTGTATGCATGGGCGGGTGCGCGCGGCGTGCTGATCTACGCCGCCAGCGTCGCGCTCGGCGCAGCGGCGCATTGGCTTGCCGGATGGCGCGGCGTGGCGGTCGCCGCCGTCATCACGGCAGTCATGGCGGTCGCCGCGTAAAAAGACCCCGCGCCGGCTGCACGACGCGGGGTCAGTGATCGTATCTGTCCCAGGAAAAACAACCGTAGCAAAAGGAGGATTTGCCAGACGGGCGGCCGGTCCCAATAAGCGCCCCGGCGTGAGGCTGAAAGAAGAGGGGCCGACCACCCACACCATATGTAGCTGATCGCGGATCGCGGCACAAGATATTGTGTGTGTCATTGGCAGTACGTCCAGTACAGCCACGCCGCCCGCACTCCCGCTTGGCACCGCTCGCAGCCCGGCGACACCCGCAGCAGGTCCTGCTGCGCGTCCGGCGTCGCGCACGCGGCGCAGGCGTGGCCGTCATCGACAACCCGGTAGCACGCGGGCCGCTCGGTCGCCGTCCGCATGCCGGTCTGGTATTCGGGCGCATGGATGATGCGGTGATCGTCCGTCACACCTGCCCCCACCAAAGGACGAGCAGCACGCCAACGAGCGCCCAACCGAACACCGCGCTCAGCACATAGACGCCGACCGCCAGCATCAGCCCGGCGCGGTCCAGACGCGGCCCCTTCACGCCAGTGCCCCCGCCATGCGGCGTAATGCCTCACCCGGCGTAAAGTGCGAGCCGCGCGCCATGCCTTGGAGCGCGTGCAGGACCTGCGGCAGAACGCGGCGCGGCGGGTTCAGCAGGTTCAGCAAATCCGCGAAGTTTTCCAAAACGGCCGGCGGTCCCGCCAGAACCTGCACGCCGTCGTGCTCCAACCAGCCCTCAACCACGCGGAAACGCGGGGTCGCTGAATAGATCATTCGCGGTGATGTATTCGCGCCCGCTAATAGATCATGACTATGCGGATGGTACGTCATAGAACCGACCTCCCCCGTTCGAATGGACGGAGCGCCTGTTCTTTCGTGTGGTTTGTGCGGGACTGTACAAACACAAACGGCGGAGCGTTTGTATTGCAGTCCAATTCGCTGTTGCAACGGAGGGCAACGAAAAGCCAATATCGCGAAAGACGCATGTGAAGGCTCATCTCCTTCCTGTGTGTTTAGACACCTCCGGCGGTTCGTCAGACCGTCTTTGGTGTCCAGTTGCGGACGTGTTTCGGCACGGACGTGCCTGTTTGGTAGGGACGGCAGCGGGCAAGGTGACTGCCAAGAAACTCACCCGCTGCCGTCTTCTTCTTGGCGCCCAGAGGCGCCGCTTACAACTTCCCTCCGCCGACTGAAACTTGTGGTGGTCGTGTTCCTTTGTTTCCGAAAAGGCGTCCCAGGCGCAAGTGCAAGACGCGGTCGCTATACGAAATTTCCATAACCAAGCAATGTCGCACCGCAACAACCTCTTTGTTGAGGGTGCGGCATATGGTGCCGTTATCACTCCGTAGCATAAGCCGGAATTCCGGGGACGGTCCACCGTCAAAATTTGCCCGTCAAATAAGCATTTTTATGCTTATCCTATCGAGGAATTGCACATTGCACTGCGGCATAGTATTTCGACTTATTTTTTAATAAATCCGTCACGTTAACTTCTTTGCGCGCCGCATTTTTGCCCATGTTATAATCGTGCCGGGTTTCTTGGCAGGACCGGCAGTATGACCAGTTACACTAGGCGGCGCCGAACGCTGCCCGACGATGAAATCATTAAACTCTATGTGGACGAGCAGTTGGACAGCGACACGGTCGGCGCCAAAGCCGGCTGCTCAAGTAGTACCGTGTTATCGCTCGTCCGGCAGGCCGGCGGCATCATCCGCCCGCCCGGCGGCAAGCGCCGAAACCCAAGTCTGCTGATCCCGCTCTCCGAAATCATCCGGCGCTATCGCGAAGGGCAGACCGGCCCGAAGATCGCGCAGGCAGCCGCGACCAGCAGCGGCACGATATACCGCCTACTTCGGAATGCCGGGGTCACTATCCGAGAGACGCCAAGCTTAGCCGTGCGGCGGAAGAACCGCGCCGATGAATAAGGCGATGTGCGACGCGCAGATGGCACACCTGCGCCGGGCAATCGCGGCGCTGCGGCTGCTCGACCTGAACGAGCTTGAAGAATGCTTGCGGACGCACGGCACACAGGCCGATCGGGATTTGCTGGCGGCAATCATGCTGGCGCTGGAAACCTTGCCGAATGATCCGCACGGCTGACAGAGAAAAACCTCGGCGCGAAGCAAGCGGGACCGCGCCGAGGCCGAGGCAGGAGGCAAGCTCATCAGGGGAGGAAGAGCAAGGAGATGGTACGATGAAAAATCTTAACGCCAGCCTAACCGACCTGCCGCCGACGCTGGCAAACGTCGAAACGCGGCTCGACACCATCGAGCATCAACTCGGCACGGTGCTGTTCCTGTCGGCCGTCAATTTAGTTGCAAATGTAATGACCATCCTCGTGGCGTTCATGTCCATCTCGCGCTGAGGTGTCCGTAAACCTGTCCGTATTCAAACACCCGGTTTTGATTTCGAACAGGGGTTACGAACAATGGGACAGCCTGCGTTTCTGAAGGCTTGCCTGTCCTATTGGCCGGGTGTCCGAAATCGGTCGTTTCCGCACATCCCCCGGACGATAGCGCGCCGCTACGGCGTAGCTCCTTTGGGTGGCTTCCCCGCTACGGCGTAGCGTGGCAGTCTCTGTTCATCAGCAACGGGGGAACCGAAATGGCAAATCAACAGGCGCGAATTTACGAAGGCTATAAAGCGGGCGTTGAACGTAACAATGTCGAGCCGATTGTATCCCCCAAAAATCAGTGGCCGGTGGACTTGGACGGCGAAGTCTGGACCGACGCTCGGACCCTGTCGCCGCGCTGGGGAGACAGGGCGTATGGTCAGGTCTATGTCAGCACCTCTAACCTGGGCCGCGTCAGAGAGCTTCAGTCTTTAGATCGTGGCATGAGCTTCCAAATAGCGATACACAGCACGACTGACGATTATTGGGGCTACAATCGGGCGCTTGGTATGTTCCATTACCTCTACACATGATGCCCAAGCCCACAGCACAGCGCGTCAGGGAAGCGGAAGCTTCCCACCGCGCGCGGGGCGAACGGGAAATCCGCCTTTGGGTGCCCGACACCCCCGAAGCAGTCCGCCAGATACGCGAGCTTGCAGCAAAGCTTTGCGCCGAGAATACCAGCTTCCGGTGAACTACCGTCTGCTTTAGCTGACGGTAGTTCACCGATAGCGCCACGAAAAGCCGGGATTGATGGCGGAGGAAAAATGACCAACCCTGAATACGAGCCGCCGACGCGCCGCGAAATCATCGATGAATACATTGCCTGCGAACGGGAGTTCTATCCGCGCAAGACGGTCGAGCAGTGCGCCGCCATTGCAGCATCCCGGCTCGGCGTCGAGTATGAGGCGGTCTTCAGCGTCATCTATCCGCGCGGCCGACAGCCACGGTAGCAAAAAACCCTCCGTGCTGCCCTCGGAGGGTTTTAAGTGCGTCCCACAGGGGTACGGCGCGCGCGTCACTTCGCACTGTCACCCTAGCAGCGACAGATTAAAACTTAGTATCGAAAGTGGTACCGCGGGACAGGGAAGAGCGACGGCACACGCCGTCTCAAAGTGCCGTCGCTCCCCGGATTTCAAAAAGCCGCCTTTCTAGAGCGGTGATTGAAGACCCTAGAATGGCAAAACAGCGCCTCACAAGGAAGCGCTGTTTCCGCGAAACGTCAAAGAACAGAACCGGACACAAACACCACATGAGTTGAAAGATGTAAGGTCACCGTCTGTATCTCACGATACTATCGGCGGTGCAAGACCTGATGCACGCCAATCATGAACGCGATCCGCCAAACCCACCAGCGAACCGGACACCAGTACGGATTACGCGGCCGAGGCTGCATGCTCAGCGGCCGAAGCAGGCTCATCGCGTAGTGCGTGCCTGAAAGCAGTCCTTTGGCGAAGGCAAGATCAAGCATGTCATGCCCCGGCTAGACGGCGATGCATCCGCTTGGTGCTGCCGAACCGCTGCGCTCCGCGCATGGCAAGCCGGATTGCTTCGCTCGGTCCCCGCAGACGGACACCCGCAGCGCTTAAAATGGCCGTGATGTGGTAATCAGGAACCTTGGCGCGGAGGCACAGCAACCCGGTGCTCTCCCCCGCCTCATAGCGCGCGACAATCTCAGCGTCACTTAATCTCGGCTTGCGGCGGATCATCTCAGTACAGCCCGAAATTGGCGGCTTCGAGCAGCGCGATCCGCCGGTTGGCGCATTCCAGTTGCCGGATCAGGTCAGCAGCGCCGGCCCGCTCTTCGTTCAACTTGACGACAAAATGACAAACAAGCTGATGCATCAGCACCCGCTCGTCGTCGTCCATCGGCGGGAGCGAATACATCATGCATCACTCGGCCGGCTGCGCCGGATTGGCGTCAGGAAACAGCACGCCGATCAAGCCGCTGACGCCCATGCCGGCGGCAATGATTGCAGCCGAAACTTCCGGCCGGAGCACGACGCCAAGGCTCGAAAGTAGGAAAATGGCACCGCGCCAGGAAGATGCTTCCGACGCGCGGGCGAGAACGAAACGAAAAGCGGTCTTCATAGCGGCATCCTTCAAACCTGATGCCGGGGGTCATCTTAGGCAGCACCTGCGCGTGCGCTGGAAAAATAATTCCACCCCCGGCTCAGGCTAGGATTACCACTTTGGGGTGAAGGAGAGATTAATCCCGCTCGATCATCTGTTGAAGCGAAACCCGCGCCTGCCGCATCGTCGCAATCACGTGCTGAACCGCAGGCGTCGGAACCGGGCGGATGCTCTCCGCGATTTCCAGTTCCTCGATCCAAATGCCGATGCTGGCGATGATGCTGCGGATGATAGCTTCAGAGCGTTCCGGTGTCATCGTCCGTCCCAAGCTTCACTAAACGCCGCAGCGCCAGCCGGGCGAAATGTACGTCTTTCATCAGCGCCAGAATGCGCTGCTTGTTGCCGGGTGTGGCGGCGCGTTCGATTTCGGCCAAGCGGTCTTCCCAGTTCGAAATGTTCTGGAGCACCGCAACGATGATCCGCTGCATCCGTTCCGGCTCGACTTTGCCGCACCCTTCGCAATCCGGCGGCAGATGGCGCGGCACCGCATCATGTCCGCTCTAGCCACATTTCCCGCGCCGCCTGTCTTCGCCGCTGAAGGCCGGCGATCACAGCCGACCCGGCATGGACCCACCGCATAAGCTGTTCGGCCGCTTTCCCGTATTCGCGCTGGTTCAGCAACTTTAGCAGCGAGGATTGCGCCAACGCTCCGCGCCCGAGGTTAAACACGAAATCGACCAAGGCATCATATTGCCCCTGCCGCAGCGGCACTTTCACCAACTCCGCAACCGCCTTCTCGGCTTCCGCCACGTCCTGCCGCAGCAGTTCGACAGCCCGTTCTTCCGTGATCGTCATCCCCGGCTTAACGTCCGGCCCGGTGTGTCCATAACCGATCGTGCATTTTCCGCCGACACAGTAATAGGACTTGAGCTTACAGCCCTCGAAATGCTTGATATGCGCCAACCCGCGCTCGCTGATCCTCATCATTCCCTCCCCCCGAGCCGGGTGTACGTGGACGACGACCAGCATTGCCGCCCATATCATTAGCCAAACGTAGATCAGCAGTGCCGCCAGTGCGTGAAGCCATCTCACCTTACGATTTGCGCCGCCAGTAGGCCGAGCGCCACCGCCAGCCCGACATAGACCGCGAACGCCAACAGGAAGCGGACCCAATCCCGCATCAGCCGCCGAGATGCGCCCCCACGGTGACGATCGCCGCGACGACCGCACAGGCGCCGAGCGTCAAAACCAGCCAGACGAAGAAGCGCATGGAATTAAACCGGAATTCCCGCTGCACGCCGGATCGTTTCCCGTCTAACCTTAGCCAACCCAAAGCATTTGAGATTGATTGCAGGGAGGCATGTCATGTCACTTCTCGGAATTTCTCTTGTTCTGCTTTTCATTGGCGTTTTCTCGGCCATCTGGAAAACGGCGGGACAGCAGGTAGATGCCGAAAACAAGAGAATTGCTCGTGAGTTAGCTTCGCTTGATTACTGGGAAGCCGAGGCGGAACGGCGTGCCGAATATCTGAGAACCCACAACAACATTCCGGCTTGGTGGTGGAAGGATTAATCACTGCCCGAGTAGCCCGCCGCCGGCCGCGCCGGCAAAGCCGGTCAGTAAGCCGTGGCGCAGTCCCGGTCCGGCGTTCGCCATCACCTGATTGCGCAGATACCCCTGCACCGGGCGCGTGTTGTAGGCCATTTGCGCAAGGCGGGGGCCGAACAGCGTGGTTCCGATCGTGCCAGCGGTCAGCCAAGGGTCAATAGCCGTGCCGATTGCGGTTGCTCCGTAGCTCAGCGGATTGGTCAACAGGTTCTGCCAAAACAAGCGTTCCGGCGTGCCGCTGTTCGGGATTTGTGACCGCACGAATTGATTGCCGACTTTGCTAAGGTCGTTCATCTCCCCATAGCCGAAGCCATAGCCGCGCGGGTGTTGCTGCTTGACCGCAAGCGCAAGCTGCGTTGGCGACAGGTTGCCGGATGCCGCCTGCGTCGTCGTGTTGCTCATCGCCTTCTCAAGCGTGCGCAAGTTGCCGTATTGCCGCCGCGCTTCGCGCCATGCGTCTTTGAGGTTGGCCGGCATGGATCGGTCGGCGGCGTCGTCCAAGGTATCGCGCAGCTTGCGCAGCGCCTGCGCAAAGTAGGGGTCACTGCCGCCGGCCGACTGCGCCATCTTGCTCAGGGTCGATCGAGTGCTCTGGTAGGTCGCCCCCGGTATGCCGCCGGTACCCATCATCTTCTCGATGTCATCGGCGAAGGTGTCGAAGACCGGCTTCTTCATGGCGTCCAGCCGCCGCGAATACTCCGCCCGCGCGTCCGCCAGATCGCGCGTGAATTGCGCATCCGGTTTCAGCCGGGTCTGTGCCGCAAGGCTTTCGAGGTCGCCGCCGATCCTGTCACGGGCGCGGCTTAACGTCGCCGGGGACAGATCGTCGCCGCTTTCTTCAATGCGCCGGAGAGCCGCCCAATTGAACGCTCTCCGTTGCGCTTGGCTTTCAGCCTGCTGCGTGGAAGCGGTCATTGGGTGCGTTTCGAAAAACGCTTCCAAGGAATGCAGCGGCCGGCTTCCTGTCGCCTGCGCCGCCGACAGGGGAATGCCCTCCGCCCTTGCGACCTGTGTCAGCCGCTGCGCTTCCGGGGTTAGCTGGTTCCGAAACGGCGTGACAACCCGCGACGCGACACCGGCCGCCGCCGGGATGGCGCCGCCGATCGCCGCGCCGAGCGTGGCGCCTTCCACGGCCGAGTTCAGCCGGTTCTGGAAACCGCCCTCGGCCGATCCGAAACCGCCGACAGCCCCGAGGCCCGCGCCGGTCGCGGCCGAGCGGCCGATCGTCGCCATCCGACCGCGAGACGGCGCCATCACGGGAGCGCGCGGCAGTCCCGCCGCCACGCCGCCGAGCACGTTTCCGACACCCGATGCAACGGGGTGCTGTTCCGCGAACTGCTTCTCACGGCCCCGGATATCCGCAAGCGCCCGATCGTAGTTGCCGGAAAGGTCGGCGTCCTTGCCTTGCAGCAGGTTGGTGCCGCCGCGCACAAGTGCCCGCACCCCGGCCCCCGCCTCATCGGCAAAGCCGAGCGTGGCGCCCTGCGTGATGGCATCCGAGACGCCGCCAACGAAGTTGTTGACGGTGCCGAGCGCGGATCGCTCCGGCGCGGCCGCCGGGATCGGCTTCCACTCGGCCCCGTCAAGCGCGAAGGTTTCGCCCGTCTGCGGGTTCTTGGCGACCTGCGTGGGCACCCACTCGCCATCCGGGGAAAGGGACCACGCTTCGCCCGTCTCGGCCTTGTAGGATATCGGCATGGATCAGTGTCCTACTGCACGGGGACGATGACTGTGCCCGGTCCCGGCGGGGGAACCGGGTTCCTCCCGACGATGACGGCACCCGGCGGCGGCGGTGGAACAGTGGCATTCCCACCCGAGGCCGGCGCCGTCTCGGCGGGTTTCTCCCTCGGCTTCTCGCCATTCTGGAAAAACTCCTGCCACGTCTGCCGATTGTCGTTGAGTTTGTAGCTGCCTTCCTGCGCGGTCGGGTCGAAGATCGGGTTGGCGTTCAGGTATCTCTGCCACGCCGCTTCCATGCCGCCGGTATGCTGATAGGCATCGAAGTACGCCTGTTCGAACTGCGCCCGAGCAACCATGTTTTCGCCGGCTACAATCGTGGCTGTCGCGATGTTGTCGTTGGTCGTCTTGGTCTTGTCGATGCCGACCGTTCCCGCTTGAAACATGCGTGCGTCAAAGTCGCTGGTCGCACCGCTGCCCGGTTGACGCAAGGTCGGCGTGATACGGGCAGTGATCGATTGCATTTCCTTGATGTCGTCGTTGAACCAGCCGCGCGCGGTGCCGGCGACCCCGGTGTTGGAAGTCCCGCCGGTTTCGTACCAGCCTTCCCGGTTCACCTTCTCATTCAGGAACTTGAACCGCCGCATGTCACCGATCAGCGTTTGCGCACCTCTTGCCGCTTCGGCATTGTCAGCCGCCCGCTTTTCCCAACTCTTCACATTGGCCGAAACGAGGTTGCTCCGGCCGCGCGGGGACAGGTTCGGATTGCTGTAGGGCGAGGTTTGCGGCGGCGCCGGTAGGCCGGCTTGCTGCGCCTGTTCCGGCGTCAGCGGCGTTGTGATTTCGACCCCCGGCGCGGTTTCCGAGGCGCCGAGGCGCTCCCCGATCGTCCCATTGGGGTTGAGCACGTAGACGCCCGGTCCCTTCGGTCCGTCACCCAACGTTACCGTCTTCGGCCCGGCGGTCGAGGTCCGGCGAACCGGCGGACCGAGATACGCCCCCCGCGTACCGTCGTCGTTGAGCACGAACACGCCCTCATCCGTCGTGACGGTCTTCGGTGACTTCGGTTTCGGAAACGCCAGTTCCGCTTGACGACCAATGACGTTATCGACCAACGACGGGTCATTCTCGATCGCGTCCGCCATGGCGATCTGATTTGGATCGCCGCTTGCCCGAAGCTGTGCGGCGTAGCGCATCGCCGCCTGAATTTTGGCCGTCTGCGTCGTCCGCGCCCGCTGGTACTCGTCCATCTTGACGAGGTTGGTAAGCTCGCCGAACTGGCTGTCCCGCTGCTTGAACTGCGCCTCGTTGCCGGCGAAGTAACCCGAGGTCAACCCGCCGCCAGCGGCACCGAGGATTTCGCCCCAACCCACCGGCCGGTCATGGATGCCGGCCAACTTCTGCACACCGCCTTGCGCGCCCGCCAGCATGTATTGAAGCTGTGATGGCAGTTCCGGCCGCCCGCCCGGCGCCGATAGCTGGTTGATCATCTCGTTGATGCGGCCGGACAAGTCGAGGCGGTCCGTCTGCTTGGTGCCGGGCAGAGCCGCCGGATCGGTGCGCGGCGATTGGCTCGGCGTCTGTCCGTGGTTGTTCACGGTGCCTAAGCCCTCTTCATGATTGAGGGATGGCGGCGCCTCAAGGTCGAGCAGCCCTTGAAGCTCCTTCTCGTTGCCGAAATTGTATTGCGGCTTTACGCTTGTCGGCACGGTCAGGTCAAAGCCGGGTCCATTGATGGATACGGTCGGCGGGGGATTGCCGAGCCGATCATTGACCCGGCGGATATACGTCGTCGTCTCGTCCGGCGCGTTGACCCTGCCCGCTTTAACCGCCGTCCATCTCGCCGGCCCGGCGTTATAGGCGCCGAATGTATCATCCCAGTTGCCGCCGAACTGGTCATTCATCTGGCGCAGATACGCGGCGCCGCCCATGATGTTATTGCGCGGATCGAAGCGATTGGGACCGAGGCCATGCTTGCCCGCAAGCTCGTTGTAGGTCGGCGGCATGATCTGCATGAGGCCGCCGGCCCCTTTGGGCGAAACCGACCCCGGCCGTCCGCCGCTTTCCTCGGCCATGACGGCGCGGATCGTCGCTTCCGGCACGTTGAAGCGGCGCGCGGCTTCCGCGATGATCGGATCATACGCCGGGTTTAGTGTCACCATATCCCCATTCCTCTCCCGGTCGGCCCGCGCCAGATGTAATCCATGATCATGTTGCGCACCGGATCGCGCCATGCCGCGCGGTTTTTGCCTTGGGTCTGCGGCAGCGGGATAAGCTGCCCGGCGGGATTGAGCGTAAAGCCCGGCGGGACGGCTGCGGCCGGCGCCGTGTTGGCACCGGACCGCCCGCCCGGCGCACTGCCGAGCAGTTCCGCGATCTTGGCGTCAGCCGCCTGCACCGAATGACTGCCCTGATTGCCGCCGCTGTTGTGCGAACTGCGCGCAGCATCTTCCGCAGCGCTCGCCGCCTGCGTCGCGGGAGATGACGCCCGCCCCATCGCGCCGCCGATGTTCATCGCCTGCCCGAACGGACCGCCGGCAAGGTGGCTGACGAACGATCCCATGATACCGGGACCGGCTGCGGTCGGCGGACTGAACCGCCCCGGCGCCCTGACGCTCGGGGTCCAATACTCCTGCCACACCCGCGTCCATGTGTCCTTCGGCGCGTACGGCGTATCGAGCAGACCGTTGATGTAGTTGTCCCGATAGTAATCACCGATCGCCTTTGCCGCTTTCTCGTTCTTGCTGCCCGAGTAGCCGTTGTCCCCATAGCCGCCGCTGCGGCCCCCGGTTCCGTCGTCGGTGTTGCCGCCGATGCCGCCGCCGGTATTGCCGCCCGCCGGACCGCCGCCGACGCCGCCGGGATTGCTGTCCTGCCCGCTCGGCCCTTCGGCGTCGCTCATCCCGAACGACAGCAGCCCGGTTTTCGGATTGCGCGGCGCGTCAAGCAGACCATCGGCAAGCAGATCAAGAAGTGCCGCCTCTTGCGGGTTGATGTGCGCAAGGATGGTATCACCCTTCTGACCCGCCTTTTGCAGCCGCACCGCGTCGGCGGCATCCCGCCGCGTCATCGGTGCTTTCTTGAGCTTGCCCATTACCAGCCCCCAAGCCCGCTGCCGAGGTCAAAGCCGAGATTGGAGGTGTCGGCAAGGTAGCTGCCGACGTTTTCAGTCAGGGGAGGGTTCCACCAGTTGTTGAGGCCGTTGTAGATGCTTGACGCGCCGCTGCTGATGCCGTTCCAGTTGTTCAAAATGCCGGCGCCCAACGCCCCGGCGCCGAGCGCTCCCGCCATGATGTTCGCGCCGGTATTCGAGTAATAAGGCGAGGTCTGTGTCGTGCCGGACGAGTATCCGTTAAGGCCCTGCTGCATGATGCCGAGTTGATCCAGCGGATACTGACGCGCGGCATTCCATCTTGCGGTGCTTTCGTCAAGATAGCCTTGCGCCTGCGCCTGCGCCGCCGTTCCCATGCCAAACTGTGCTTGCGCGTTATTCAGATTGAATTGCTGCTGATCCAGCCCCATGCCGTTCAACGCATTGGCGCCGGCAAGCCGGCTGTTCGCCGCAGCCTGCGCCGCCTGCTGATTGGCAACCTGCGTCCGCATGATGTTGTCGGCAT